CAACCACGAACACAGATTCGAGACCCAAGAACTTCTCTTTTGACTGACACGTGGTCGCAAGTTTTTTTAAAAGCTTATAATCGTTGCCAAGAAGCGGCTGGGTCATGTAGGCCAAACACACAGAACAAATGAACACAAAACTCAATTCTATAAAGAAAAAGAAACAAGGAACTCCATTGAACATAAATGCGCTTTGGGATATGCTTTCATCCCGGTCTCGAAGTATGATAACACAAAAGAAAACATACAATACATTGAAAATAAGAATAATTCCGCCGAGTCTATCTTGACTCTGGGTCCGCTTCTGGGTGGTCCCTCCTACTTCTCCGTGGCCTCAAGACCATATGGCTGGTTCCAGGGGTGGGTCGCGGCGCTCCTCTTCCTCTGGGTCCAGTGGGAGTAGTAGGAGGAACTAGTTTGGGTCCTCCCCCAAAGCTCGTGCTTCTGCCACCTTCACTCTGATCTGCTCTGCAGTCAGTTTTTCAAAGGGGAATTGTCCCTGTTGAATAACTGCTGCAGACTGTACAAATCGTGCACAGGTCTGTTCGAAGGCATCACTATAGTCTGGATAGCCTTGAATTCTGGCTCGGGCAAAATGAGGAGACTTGGCCAGGGTGCTGCGGCCTAGGACGTTCAAAACGTAGCTGCCCAATCTCCCGAGGCAGTCTTCTGCGTCAGAGTCAGAAAACTTCGGGGGTTCTCTGCCCGTAAGGTACCTGGCCCCGATATGATGGCCAGCGGGGTCAACGTCCACGAGTGCCGACCTCTGCAAAAGGGACAGGAAACTCCCGGTGTCGCCCACATATGCAACCAGGTCGCTATTTCTAAGCCTGGTCCAAGCCGCCCTTCCCACGGCGTGGCGATGAGTTCCAGCAGGCATTGACGATATTCTTAGCTCAATGTCCTTGCCGGCAGCTAGGACAGTGTCGCTGAGGTAGGGCAAAGGGTTTGTGGGAGCTATATTTTTGACTCCACACGCGGACAGGATGTACCTGGTGCTAGCCCAGTGTCCCACAGTGTGTACGACTCTGCACTGCACCTCATTGCCAAGATCCCTGACAGCAGGGATAGTTTGCACCACCTTTCCCACATACCCGGGGATGGGACCTTGGCCCTGTGTTGTATGGTGATTGGTGGACCACCACTGCACCTTTGTGGCGATGATGACAGTGGCCATCTGCTTCGTCATGTCAGCTGTGATTCCCTCTGCAGGATTCGGCGGCTCGTTCTCTCCAGCCTGAAAATTCAGCTCGACCCAGTCCCCATCAGCGCGGCCGTCAGCAGACTTCCTCAGGAGGGCAGCTGTTGCGCAAGCGTACGCTGCCGACACCATCAGTTGCCTCACAATGTTGGAGCCGGGGGCAATCTTGCCAGCGATCTGGGCAGCAGACTGCAGCATATTAGTCATCCGCTCATTGCTGGACCGCACGCCCTCAGAGCCGACGCGGAGCTTGAAATCGTCGCTTAGGGCTGAGTCTGACGTAGCAACCAGGCCCACTTCAAAAGCCCCGTTGACGTTGGGGAGGTGCCAGGTTGCAGCCATATCTAAGCACGAATTAAAGACCAAAGGCAGCACTCCTGAGTAAATTTACACTTTGGTTTCCACGCGTCGGTGTTCGTGGTTG